TTATTCAATGGATCCTCAATTGGTGTTAACACTTTTGATGCATTTATGTGAGACTTTGCACGTTGGTATGGATATGTCTTATCTGACCAATCATTCAGTACCAAGTGGTCATGGTATAACGGCTTTGTATAATTCGCTCATCAATAAAATGTACTCCGCATATGCGTGGTATATATTACGGGGACGTCATATGAATTTACCGGATGACAAATTGGTGAAGGTGTTTATTCGAGAAGTTTGGTCACCAGTTTACGGGGATGATGTAATAGTCACAGTGGCAAATGAGGCGAAAGAACAATTTAATGCGATTTCGTTTGCAGGTGTAATGGTTGATTTAGGATTAGGATTTACAACAGCAACGAAGCAAGCGCATGATCGTCCTTTTATGCCATTGCGGGACATAACATTCTTGAAACGAAAATTTGTACGTCATCATGAATTGAGATACAAAGATCGTGATACCGTAGTTGGTCCACTAGATATAGACGTACTTCGATCCTCATGTGCTTTTGTGCACGACAAAGGTCGTGACCAGGAAATTACAACGGCGAAGGTGAATAGTATACAACGAGAGTTGTATCTACATGGACCTGCCGTCTATAGCACTGTGTGGAACGAGATCAAGCGCTGTTATTATACAGCGTTTGATACGTCATGTCCGGAATTGACGCGTCAAGAAATGCAGTCGATGTACTGGGCCGGTACACTACGAGACGATCTGTTCGAAAAAGCCGAAAGTCGAGTAATAACACGACGATCGACAAAGCGCACTCTGCGCTGGAGGTAGAATGTCTCTCTTTAGGTTTGGTGGTAATCCTCTCATTTGAAACCACTAGATTTAGGGCCGGCGACCCTAAGTTTTGATAGCCAGAACCTACGATGGAAAGTAGTTAAATTTCCTCCTACCTTAATCGGTCGGATATGTCACCCAACCTATATAACGATAATATCTGTTATATATGTGTAACTTACCTTAATTGGTTGATTACACAGCTAGTCTTGTCAGCTGGCGGTTATTGAAATTGACACTAGAGATCTGGGAGTCTCTAGATAGCTTTATCTATTTGACTGACCTTAATCGGTTGGTTTTCCAAAATTTTTCTTCCTAATTTCTTACCTTGATTGGTTGGTTATTAGATGAGACATTCTTGATTAGGAGGGCTTAAAATAAT